ACACATGATGAAAACTGTCGCATAGGAGTACGAACACCAGCCATCACAGGAGTGGGCAATGAAACTTGATGTTGACTGATAGCATCATAGTAGTCGCGTACCCACATCATACGACTGTCTTTGGGATAGTTCTGGAACAAGGTGGCAGCAATCAGCGCATAGGCCATCTGTGGTGTTTCAAAGATTTCTTTTGTGACACGATTTTGTACAAGATACTTGCCACGGAACTGTTCCATGGCAGCATAGGTCAACTGTTCGTCGCGATCGTGACGTATGAATGAGTTAATGCGTTCCCATTCGTCTGTGTTGTAAGCTTCTAGCAGTTCTGCATCATAGAAGCCTGCTGTGACATTTTTTTTAACCAGGTCAAGTATGTGCCATGGTTGGAACTGACCATACACCTGCTTGCGTAGATGATAGCAAATCAGACGACCTGCTACATATTGATAGTTGGGAGTTTCTTCTGTGATAAGATCGGCAGCACTCTTGATCAGTGTTTCTTGAATGTCTGCTGTCTTGATTCCATTGTAAAACTGTATGTGTGATTTTATTTCTACTTGACTTGCTGAGACCCCAGTTATTCCTTCTGTGGCCCAAAACACTACTTTGTGTAATTTTTCTAAATCCAGCGGCTCTTTGTTGCCGTCTCTTTTTGTAATTTGTATCTGTGTCATCGCTACCTCAGTTAATGTTCTTTGTTACCGCTTGTGAATCTATGCTACGTGTGATGTTGATTTCTGGTGATGTGATATTTAACAACTGTCCAGCTTCCCAATTCAGTATATATTTTCCCTTGTTGATCAGGACTAAATTGTCTGCAGAACTACCGTTAACGGCTAATTCCGTGCAGGTTATGTCTGATCTAGAAATCATGTGTAAAGTATACACTATACCCAGAGCTTTTGCAAGACTACAAAAGTGATTATCGGATAATAAATCCCAGGGATCTGGCCACTGCTCTAAATCATCCCAGTGCAGATAGTATGGTGTCCAAGGACATTGTTGCCACCAATCATTGATGGCCAACAGTGCTGTTTCTAAATCGTTAGTTTGGTTATCCTGCCGCAATTGATGCCACTGGGATAACCGGTCTTCATACCGGGTTGGCCACACAGTTATCCTAGATAGCTGATTGAATATCTAAGGTAGCCGCCTGTAGCACCGCTACCCGATGGCAATGTGTATCGTATTTCTATATCTGTGCCATTTTGAACAGCACTGAGAGTTAGATAGGTGGGATTGTTTTCACTGTAATCATCTGTGTAAGTCAGCGTACCCGACGAGTCATCGCCGTCCTGTGAAACCACTTGCAAGGTTCCATATCTGGTTGTTTCGTTGACACCATCTTTGAATTTGTATTGCATAGTAAAGGCTTCTGCTTGAGCAGAATCTATAGTAATGATCTCTGTTGGAGAACCGATTAAATCTAAATATACTTGTTGGCCAACATCTTGGGTGTAAGTTCCAAACTTGTAACGTTCACCTTTATCAATAGCAAAAACTTTTTTATCGTTGATCTTGATGCGCGGTTCCACGAGGTTAAACATTTCACTGCGTTCAAACATGTCGCCCAAGGATACATTGTTGTCCCCGTTAATATCAATGATAGGTGTAGTTGGAGTTTGATCGCCGCCTTGGAAGTCTGTGGCCACATCCAAGAAGATGTTAAACCCAGTCATGTTGTTTTCTACAGCACCTATCACAATACCCTCGTGGTAGATGGTATCAAACAAGTTATGTAACAATCGGAATCCTGATGGGCCGCCATTGACTGGCGTGCCGGTACCGATCAACACACCTTGATACAACGTATCAAATTTTGAATTCTGCACAGTGATGCCTTGTATTTGCTCATCGGTATTGAAAGCATAACTCGAGCCATGGAAGTGGCAACTGTCAAAAGTCACTGTGTTTGTGATTGTGCTCACTGTGCTGGAAAATTGTACTGACACAATGTCAGCTGTGGTTATTCTGTTGAATGTAGACAACACTTCTATAGTGGCATTGTTGTTTCCACCTGAAATGGTAATGACATCGCCCACAGTGTAGCCCTGACCTGGATTGTTCACTGTGACCGTAGTCACGGGACCAGCGGCTACAATATCTACAGTCAACCCAAATCCCGAACCTGAATTGCTTGTGGCCACATTGGTTGCGTTAGTATAACCAGTTCCGCCTACTAGGGATACCGCATTAAAAGAATCCACGCCTTGTGCATTGGCAATATCATTCTGATTGAATGGTCCATTGAAACTGACATCCTGGAAACTGATCTGTTCTGCATCCTCGACCAGGAATAAATCAATTTCTTCGTCGCTTTGGAAACCCATGTTGTAGATTTCAATATTCTGCGGAGTAGCGGCGCCATTGTTTCCAATGTTCACACCTGTCTGCTGTAAACTATCTGCTGTGCGAGCCACGTAAGGACCAAATGTAGAATCATCTGCGGCATTTAAAAATATAATAGAACTATCTCCGCCTTCACCATAGAGTTTGCAGTAAGGAGGAATCTTGATTGAATCTGTGACACGATATATTCCAGCAGGGAAAAATAAACTACGACGAACTTGCGGATTGTTTTCACGACAGAACATCTGGTAAAGAGCACGATTTATAGCATTTGTATCGTCAGTTTCGCCGTCGCCTGTGGCCCCAAAGTCTTTGACTGAGGCTGTTTCATCCAGCACTGACTGTAGGGTACGTTGTACAGGATCTCCTGATGTGGGGCCTGTTTGCACAGTGTAGCCACCAGCTTCACCTTTGTAGGTATAGAGCCCAGCAATGGCAAATATATCTGAATATTGTGTGAGGATTTCAGTGTTTCCAATGGCAGGAGCACCTTCTTGTATGGTGCCATTACCAATGAACAATCTGCGTTCGTCTATAACCCACCCAAACTCTGCACCCGCTAGTTGCGGTAAGTTTTCGCTGAGTCCTTTACGCTCGGTGATACGTGATATCTGTACTATTGCCATTCTTGTCTCCGATCACATATTTAGCTGGTCATGTAATAGAGCTCAAGACGCTTCCACCACTGTTGTTCCCAGTGATCAAAATCCCCTTCTTTTAGCACAAATTCTTGGTATTGTGGCGCTGTTGTAGGATTGCCCATGGCGTCAACTTCGGGTTTTACACACATCAGCACCACGCCTTTGCGTATGTTTGTACCGTAGACTTCATTGTGTGCCAGAGCATAAGCGGTGAGCTGTAGGAAGTAATCTTCAATCCATTCTTGGCGCTTGGGTTTGTTGGTTTGCTTGTAGTCCAAGATAGCTTCATCAGTTAAATGTATGCCTGCGCCATCAGTGGTTCCTGCATAGAGTTTGGGGAAATACAAGGGTATTTCAACTCCCCAGAATTCTGTGACATTTTTAAGACCATCTTCGATCACAGTTTCCGCCATGGCATGGCTAGCCCAGCTGTAAGGGTTTGACCCACGTTCTTTGAGTTCACCTGTTTTTACATAGTGCTCTAAGTAGGTGTGCATACGTGTGCCACGATTGGCAGCTTCTGTGGTAATGGCCTGTGCCTGTGCATGACCCACACGATTGCGCCACTCATTCAAAGCACGTTTCTTTTCTTCAGGTTTGGTTTTTTCAAGTATAGTAGTTACACTGGGTAACTTTTTCCCGTCGGGAGTAAGATACAGTCGTCGTCCATCTTCTGTGGTACGGCTTAAAGGTTGATAATCAAATTTTGGATTGTACATAAGGTAGTAGTAGTTTAAAAAGTTTATAATAGGCTTGTCGACCTAGATGATAATTGTCTGGAAACCATTCACTAGACTGAAAAAGATCGTGTTTGCTACCAACTAGATTGGTAATTTTACCAGCAAGATTTTTATTTGTGATACCTTGTGCGGCAGTGACATCACCAAAAATAGATCTAGGATAATTTTCAATAAACAACGAGCAAGAACTAGGAACGATAAATCTTAGCCCAGGAAAACATTGTGCAAAATCATCTGGGATGTCACACAACCCACCAATGACAAAAAAATTAGCTTGTTGATTTTTAGCAATCAATTCTGCACGTCGCATGTTATCTTTGAGACATTGTAACCCATATTCATAAGGATCTTGATCAATAGTTTTACTAGTTCCACGCAAGGCACAAGTAACAAACCAAACAATAGTTTTCACTGCGGGAGTTAGTTTGTCCTGGAGAAGATTTAATGCCTCAGCATTGCCAATAAAACCTTTACTGGCATTCAAGACTTGAAGTCCAGCATCTTCAAAATGCTTTTGTAATCCAGTGTGTGTTACAATCGATCCCTGATCTGGTGGTGCCCATTCTCCACACCCCCAACTGTCACCGGCTATGGCTATCAAACTCGAAAACTTTCTCCGCATCCACAGCGGTCACGTTCGTTGGGGTTGATGAAATCAAAACCTTCGTTCAGTCCATTGCGTACCCAATCCATGGTCATGCCCACAAGATAAGGTTGATGTTTGGGGTCAACATAAACTCTCACACCATTGACATCATAGTGAGCCACACAATGTTGTTGACCTTGTTCAACGTCAACATATTCTAGAGTGTATGCAAGTCCTGAACACCCTGTTGTACGTACACCAATTTTGATGCCAAGGCCTTGCCCGCGGCGAGCTAGATTTTCTTTGACTTTGCAGGCCGCTAGTTCAGTTATTGATATCATGTTTTTTACGATAGTCTTCTATGGCTGCCTTGATTGCATCTTCCGCCAAAATGGAGCAATGAATTTTAACAGGAGGTAGTGCTAGTTCTTCGGCAATTTGGGAGTTTTTAATTGCTCCAGCTTGGTCAAGGGTTTTTCCTTTGACCCACTCTGTGACAAGGCTTGAGCTCGCAATCGCCGAGCCGCAGCCATACGTTTTAAACTTAGCGTCTGTAATAATACCTGTATCATTATCCACCTTTATCTGTAATTTCATTACGTCGCCGCAGGCAGGAGCACCTACCATACCTGTGCCCACTGTGTCGTCTATGTCCAGTTTGCCCACATTGCGTGGGTTTTCATAATGATCAATTACTTTGTCAGAATAAGCCATACCGATCTCCTATCGTTTATTATAATGGTTTTTGTTGACAGAGTCAACCGTTTTGGTATTTACTTGAGATCAATGGCACGTTTGGCCATTTGGTTCACAGTTTTACGAGCTTGATCCACGCTCATTTTATCGCCACCTGGGGCACCAGCAACTTTGGTGCCTTTCCAAATAATCTCATCGCCTTGCACGTTGTCGATTATGTTGTTCAAAGGTTGTTGGCTGGCCAGCAAACGGAAACGGTCTGCGGTCATGTTGATACCGTTTTCACGTGCAATCTTGACAAACGCATCCACGCTCATTGGTTTGACTGCATCAGTGTCCTGTGCTCGTTTGAGTAAAAACTGGCCTATGGCGGCCAGTTTCATTGAGTCTGGATCCTGGAATTCACGGATCAACATATTATCTACGCTCGCGGCCTAGTGCTTTGGCTGGCGGAAGTTCTTCAGTGTCTATATTTGCATCTAGACTAAGATCTAATTCTTCTTCACCAGTGTCAGCACCGGATACATCTGCTCCTGGAAGGGGAGCGGCTCCTGCGGCGCCAGCATCTTGTCCTGGAACCACTGGGGCTTGACCTGTGAGTACACCTTGTGCGGCTTCCAGTTGGGTTTTTGAACCCTGGAGGCCCTGGATAAGACCTTGTAGTGAGGCTGTGACATCATTGTTAAACTGCTGTGCTTGATCCATACCAAGATCGTTACGGATACTGTCTACCAGAGCTGGCAAATCTTTGAACTGCATGGCTGAAACTTGTTCAATCATTTTTTGTACTTGGTCAACCATGTCTTGAGCGGCCAATACTACCTGAGCTTGTTGGATCTCGCTGGCTTCACGCAGACGGCGATTGTGTCTGCTACGACTTTCGGCTGTGGCTTGAGCAGATGCCTGCTTTAACATTTGTTGTAGTTTGTTGGCTGTGGTAGGATCACTCATGGCCTTTTGTAGTCCACCCAACTGTGTTCCCAACGCGGCACGTTGACGAGGATCCAATGCTTTGCCTGCAACTGCGGTATCAATGGCTTTGCCAAGAACATTGGCTTGACTGCCTTGACCTGTGGCTGTGGCAACTTTTCTTACACCAGAGGCTGCCGCGGCAGCCTGTTGAGCAGGAGTCTGCTGTGCCATGGCCATGCCAGGTGCGGCGCCTGGTTGGGATTCACTCATACCAACTTGCATGGCAGACAGATCACTCATGGCCTTACGAGCCTGCGCACGATCCATTGTGACTGCATATTTTTTATTGTCAAAGGCAAACGAATCTTTGCCAAAGTCTGCGGCTCGAGCATGTGCTTTGATAAACTCAGCAGTGGCTTCTGGACCACCTAGTTTGGCACTGGCTTTGCGCCATGCATTGACCAAGGCATCATGGGTGAAGTTGGCTGCACTGCGGCCAACACTGCCGCCAAGAGTGGTACCTGTCATAGCAACCGGTAAACCAGTTCCAAGGCCGCCACCAATGGCACCACCAGGTCCCAATGCGACACCGCCGATTATTGCACCAGGTATAGCCCCTAGAGCAAAACCAATACCAGCACCCAAAACTTCGCCTGCCGCCTTACCTACACGTTGCATGCTTTGTGGGGCTACTTCTTTTATTTGGTTTGCCAGGGCCTGTTCCATCACTATCAACTTGAGATAGCTGGGATTTTGTTCGCTACGATGAAAATCTGGAGTGGAGCGATGCTCTTTGATCAATCCACGCACTTTGCGAAGCATCATCTGTGCTTTTTGTGGGGTCATGGCATCAATGGCCAGACTCTGTCCAAAATGGCTCTCAAATACTTTGAGGCTTTGTTGTGTTTTGGTTTTTGATTCCAATTCTTGCAGTTTCATCGTTGAATCCTTTTTGTTGCCAGTATTTAGCCAGATTTACACATTTATCCAACTGTTCTTGAGCATATTTTAAACGAGCTAGGCTTTCGGCCAGCCGGTCAGCAGTCACAAATTTCAGTGCAGAATCTGTGCTGTTTGCCAGGGTATTGCGGTAATACATGATTTCATCTGACCTACGTTCTACTTCTAGGTCAAGTGTGATCAATTCTTGTGCCAAACTATCTTTTCCGTATTTGTCAGCCACACACCATGATATGGCTACTTTGCTAGAGCTGGGTTCTACAGCCAATGTGGCGCTTCTATATACTTGGAATGAACGTGAATTACGAGTGATGGTGTATCGTCCAAACGCACGAACAGTGCTGTCCATACGAACAATGGCATTGGGGTTGTTTAGTAAATGATCTCGTGTAAGACGCTCCAGCATGAGCTGGGCTTGACGTTCGCTTATTTTAGGACGTAGTGTGTGAGCAGCCAGCCCACTATTCCTGTCAGGAACACTATGATTCCTACTCCCCAGTTGATCAGGCGATCGGTGTTGCGCCGACTCATGTTTTGCACCATGTCGTGGACTTCTCTGATCACTGTGTTTAGATTGATCACGGTTTGTTCCACTGTTTCCAGTTTTTCTTCCAGGTACTTGTACCTCTGAGCGCACAGTTCCACGTGAGTTTCTAGACTTTTCTTTTCGATGTCCGTTGTTTCCATTGGAATTAGAGTCTTTCTTGGTTGACTGTTTATTTAGCGTCTTGGGCATGATAAATGATGTTGGGATTGGTGCCTGTGGCACTTAATATAGGTTCGAGACCCGAGTCTTCAGTGAGACCAGTGATCATAGGGGTGTTGTCGCTGTCTTGTTTTAGCACCCAAAATTCGTCATTGTCTACTAGCCATTGTGCATTGGCTTCTATTTCAAAACTGAATTGCCAGCATTTTTTATCTGGAAACAACGGCGAGTCGCACAGGGTTGGTGATTCAATATTAAACATCTGTGTACGTAACCCTATTAACTGTAACAATGTATCAAAATTGCGTTGTTGGTTGCGGGCACGATTTAGTTCTGCTGATGTCACGATCTGGTTGCCATTTTTATCAGTGACAGGAAATGCTATGTTGCGGGTGTGTCCATTGATTCCAGTATTGGTGATATCAAACAGGCTGTGGCATTCAACTTTCCGCATTGTGTTTGAGTTCATAATATACCTTGACCTGATCTAACATTTCATTGAGCGCAGGATCTGTCTTGGCAGCACGTCGTATGTTTCCCCAAATCTTGTCTTCTTTCAATGTGTCAAGTTTGTCTTGCGCATAGGTGTCCATGCTGACCATTTCTCTGTCTAACTTACCCACATGCCGACGATATACTGTGTGTCCACCGTCTGGGCTTTCAAAAACATATTCTCCGCTCATGCAGGTATTTAAGCCGTAAAAAAACCCTAGCTAATAAACTAGGGTTTTTACTTTCACTAGCTAAAGGATTAGTTTGTGAATGTTGCTGACTGAGCTGTGGTAACTGCGTAACCAAGAGCTGTTGTCAAGGCTGCGTCTAAGTCACCAGCGTTGGTGAAGTCCCAGGCCGCAGTTGGGTATGTTGCCAATGCCAATGTAGCTGTATTGCTTGAATTTGTTGTAAATTCATAGATAGCGATAGTAGCTTTTTGTTGGATTGTCTGGATAGCGATTGCCAAAGAAGCACCGCTAACTGTTGCGTTACCTGTGAATGTAACAGTACCAAAGTCTAACTTAGGACCAGCTACGTTAACGGAAGCACCGCTAGTTACTGTGTTGATACCTGTGTTGTGACCTGCACCAGGTGCTGATGCTGTGGTGCCTGAGTCCATTACGACTACTGGTTGAAAGTCACCGGATGTACGTGTAAAACCTGCCATGATAATTCTCCTTAATAAGTGGGCTTCTTGCCCTACACTTATTTATACCAAAACGGCGAAATCGGGCAGTATCAGGTCAAAACAGGATTGTTACGGGCAAAGTTTGCCGCACTAAAACGCATACGGTTCACAAACTTCATGCCATAGGCCACATAGCCTTCGTGTCCTGCCACACCGTCTATGCTGGCGTTTACACCCGACGATTGTGCATCCAGCTGGCGCACCAGTTCATTCTTGACGCTGGTTATGTCCAGGAAACTCTGGAACACAGCGGCCACTGCTTCTTTGTTTTCTGTGGCCCACTCAAATATGCGCGGCGCCTTGGCGGGTTCTTTGGCCTGTATCCAAGGACCAAACCCACCTACGAGATTGTTGAAGTTGCCTTCTCTGACTTTGCTGTTGATGTAGGTTTTCATCAACGCTGGAAGATTGGTGATTTTTCTAGCTCTGAGTTCTTGCGGATTAAACAGCTGATCAATGGCCGCGCCTTGTGCAGTGGCCAGTTGTTTGATCTTGTTGACCGTGGTGGTGTCAAGTTTGATGGGTTTAGGAGCATCGAGGTAAGGATCCACGATCAGTAGGCCCGACACTGGTTTTAACATTTTTGCCAGCGAGTCTCCTTGTATTGGTTGCGCGGCATCACCAGGGGCAGCCAGAGTTGTATGCACAGCCACGCCAGCTTGGCTTTGGCCAATGCGTTGACCCATGTCCGACTGTACTGGTACTGAATATGCCACGGTGTTGGGTTGGAACACGTATTGATTATTGACCACAGGAGGAGTATTAGCGTACAGCAAATCGCCTTGGATGTATCCACGGAAGTCTGGTGGCACAGCGGCACGCAACAGCGGAAATAATTTCTGATAGATTGCCACTAGCTCGCCGCGTTCTCCGCCACGTCCAGCCATTATCTGGGCAATCATTGCTGGCGAAGTAGCCAGGCCATCGTATCCTTTGGCCAAGAAGCCTGCTTTGTCAGTGAGCACAAAATCACCATTGGGTTTGCGACCAAATATGATGGCAGGACGACCATCCCATTTCACAGTGGCCTGCCGAGGGGTTCGTGCTGTGTTTTCTATACCAGCAATGGCTCGTTGTATGCCAAGACTGCCTTCATCAAACACTAAATCTTCAGGATGAGCGATGCGAACATCTTCCATGATCATGACCATTCCTTGATTAACTATACGATCTCTCAGTCTAGCTAGGAAATGCACGTCATTTTCAGACACAGGAGCATCAGGATCAGGTAGTCCTTCTTTGGCAAGATATTCACGGAAATCTGTGAGCTTGATGTCACGTTGAGGATCACGGGCCAGAGCCGCATAGATGGTCTCTACTGTGGACAGGTCTTTGCGTGTGGCTCGTTTGTTCAGTATGGCCTTGGCCACTGCATCAGGATCTTGACTCAATAGCTTGTTGGTTTTGCGGTCAAACATACCGTTGATACCAACTTTAAGGCCCACGGTTTTGGCTATGCTACTCATTAACACAGCACGTACCAGCCCTTTGTAAGCAGTGTCAGCGCCTTGATTGTAGAAGAATGTTCCCCAGTCAACATTGGGCAAGAACATAAAGTCTGTTTGCACAAATCCACGTTTGGGATCACCAGCTATGGGTGTGCGTAGATGTACTTCTCCTGCTTTTTTTACATATTGCTTTGGATCAAGTCCGTGACTCTGCGCCCACTGTGTGAGACGTGCGGCCATTTGTTCTTTGGAGATTTCATTGGCATCAATGGCAATGTCAAGATCGCCCGATGTAGGAACTTTGCCTGTTGACCCTAACCAACGTTCTCGTGGCAAGTCTATGCCAATCAGTTGTTCTAACCACATCACAGTGGCTGGAATGTCGCTTTGATTGATACGCTGTGTCATTGGGTTGCCATCAGCATCCTTAAACACATTGCCACCTTCTGCCAACATAGCACGTCGCAAAGTTTGACTTTCAGAGACTCCGGCACGACCAAGATCATCCATGTCAACTTCGGGTTGGGCGGAACCTCTTGTGACTTTTTCCATGGCGGATGCTATCATGCTTGACATCTGTCGTGCACCGGCTCGGTCTCCTGTCACAGGATCCACAAAGGCAGCGGTGGTAGAATCCCACTCGTACTCAACTTCAGACCGTTGCCCATTGGCCGCAATGAATATGCCTTTTTCTCGGTGACCATCGGGTATGGTGTACACTGGATTGGTCATGACTCGTTGATACTGAGGAATAAAATGTGCAACCATGTAGTCTCGCACCAATTTTGGGTCGGTGGCTGTGATCATGGCCTGTATCTGTGCCATGTTGGGTTTGGTCTTTGTTTCACGAGCCAACCAGGCCGCAAATGTTTTTTGATATTCTGCTAGATCCATGGCTTCGCCAGGGCCCTTGGAATCATTGATTTTACGAGCCAATGTGTCCCAGGCCTTGGTGAAAGTATCGGCTATGGGCAATACATTAGCATTTTGGCGGGCTCCTGCGGCAGCTTTGGATATGGCCTGTGCCCATTGCCTGGGATCCCGGCCTAGCTCTGCAGGCTGTGGGCCGCCCCAAACATCACGCTGAGCTGTTTGTCCGATCGCTCGTAAATCTGACAGTAGCCCTTCTCGAAATATATCATGAATTTTCATCAGTGCGCCTTACTGTGCGTGTGAATTTTGATGGATCACGCATCTTTATGGCGTTGATCAACTTTCGTTGTAGATTTTCAGACTGCTCAACATCGTAGGTCTGTTCGATCTGCTCTAGTAGTCGTATGGCGCTGGCAATGATATTGCTGGCACGATTTTCGATCACGTGTCTGCGATCGCGATCGATGTACATGGCATCCAGTTCTTCTAATATACTACGGGTCTTTTTTTGCATGATCCTAAACCTTTGTAATATATTTATCGATGTGGTGTATGTAATCCCGTAAATAGATCATGAACAATTTTTGTGTTTTACCTTGGTTTGGACGGGAATTAAACTGGACTAATCGCATTGATACTCACTGTTGTCTATTGCCCAAGCAGTATGATATCAAAAAAATACAGCAGGAAATGCTCGCGGGCAAACGCCCTGCGGAATGCCAGAAATGCTGGAATCTCGAAGATCAAGGGCTGACCAGTGATCGACAGTTAAAAAATGCCGCTCTGGATTGGTATTGGGATAGAGATTTGCAGTTTATCAAACAGGACGCCGCACAAGGGCTGGAAAAAACCTTGATGCTCAAGATGATGACCAGTTACACTTGTAATGCCGCTTGTGTGAGTTGTAACGCAGGAGCTAGTAGCAGTTGGGCAAAATTGGATTACAAAGAAAATCCCAAATTAGGCATGAAGAAATATCAATTCATTGATCTTGACAAGGTCTACAGTGAAATAGATTTCTCCAGCTTGGTGACCTTGACTCTGTTGGGCGGCGAACCCTTGTATGAAAAAAAGAATTTCCAAGTATTAGAACGCTTGCTGGAACTGGGCAATGATCGATGCTTTATCAGCATGGTGACCAATGGCAGCGTGGCTCTGTCGGACGAATATAAAAAGATTTTGTCAAAATTTAAAAATCTTAATTTTTGCGTCAGCATTGATGGTACTGGGCCTGTGTTTGAATATGTGCGATATCCATTGGATTAGTCT